TTTATTCTTTATAAAGGAAATATGGTCAGCGAAAGTATAGCCAAACCCGTGTACTCAAACGAGTATAATTACTCGCCGGATTGCCAGCTGCCAACCGACGACAACCCAATGTCCAATTTTCTGGTCGGCGACGACATCCAGAAACCCCCGGCGTGCTACTACCCAACGGTGCGCAACCAGGTAAAAGCAAAACTCGACGATACAATTCAGTACGACTGTGGCCGGTCCAGGTGTGCGATGCCGGACATTCAGCAGCGGGCCGCGGCCAGGCAGTTTGTGTCGAACCCCGTCACGACCATCATTGGCGACCAGACCTCGTTTGCCGAGTGGTGCTACGGCAACAAAAATAAACCGCTTTGTAGGAGTGATTCAACCCAGTGTAATCCGGACAGCCGAGGGGCCCAGCTCGAATCGTTTCGCGGGCTTGATATAAGCAGTAACAGAAGAACTTAAAAAAAATAAAAAAGTTTAATATATATTAAAAAAAAAAATGGCGTATTCGCTTCAACCTGATCTGAGTCGAGTGACAAGCCCGGCGAATCCCATGGTCGCGGCCACCGATGAAATTTTCGTGTACCCGCAGCCAAGCAGCATGAACTACTGCTGTCGACCAAACACGATGCTGTATGGAACTGCGCCGTACATGGCGGGAAAAGGCGCCCCAAACCATTTGGTTATGGTTGCCGATGAACTCAGGCCGCAGAGCACATCACAGTTCAAGAAAATTTTTGTGAACACGGTCGAAAAAAATACATTCCCGTGGCAAAAAATGGACTGTAGCGTGCCGCTGCGAACAATGTCATGTGACCCATCAAGCACCCGATCGGATATTCAGAACAGTTTGTTTACGCAGAGATATAAATAAAAAAAATATATATCTTTTAAAGTAAAAAATAAAAATAAAAAAAAAATGGCTGATCCTCTATCAATAGTTGCAATTATAGGTCTTGCTCTCGCCGGTCGCTCTATAAGCCAAAAAAAAGCAAAAAGCAAAACTCCTCCGCCTCCGCCTCCGCCTCAACAAGTGGAAGCACCACCGCCTATGCCGCTCAACCAGCATTTCAGACGCGAAGATTTCAGAGACACAACGAAAGAAGTCCCCACCAATTTCGCTGATATAGTTCCCAATTTCAATGTGAATGGCTCGCAGGTTAATGATTTTAGAAATAGGCCGTACATTTCGAGCAAGATGAACAACATAGGACCGGTCCAGACCGAGCTTGTTGGGCCAGGTCTCGGTGTCGGACCGAACGTGCCGGCGTACGGGGGTTACCAGCAGCTTTACCAGGTCCTGCCGGAGAACGTGGGCGCTTACCGTCTCACGACGCTGCCTGGCAGGTCGGGGCCGGCCGTTGATATCACAGGCGGTCGGCGCGAGCAAATAGGCGAGCTGACGCACGAAGCCCCGGCAAAAACGGCGTTTCTTCCATCGAGACGCCCGAACACCGGCGGCCGGATCCAAGGCGCGGCCGGCGTTGTCGTTCGAGAAGAATACGAGAAAACAAAACGGCCCACGAACCGATCCGAAACGACAGTTCGGGAAGACGGCCTCTCGTTTGCGCCCGCAAAGCGATTCATATCCGCTCAGCAAGTGGAAGAAAATCCGACCCGCAACAAAGGCGACACCCATTTCAGGCAGCACCTCAATCCGTCCCCTGGTATTGCCAGCTTTGCGTCCGGGTACACCAATACCCCAATTGTCAGGATGATGGACGCGTCCGCACCGGGCAATTACTCAAACGACAAGCTCAACGCCGTTGGTCTTCGCGTCGAGGACCGGCGTGGTAAACCAGATCGAAACGGAAACGCGGGCCGAATGAACGTGCGGGCCGGGCCGCTCAATCAGCTCGGTAAACTGACAGCTGTCCGGGTCGATACAAACAAATACGACGGGCGAACAAACCCGGCCGACGCGGCCTACGCCCAGCAGTACGCCGATATCGGAAAAACCAATTTCAACGCATTCAAAGAAAACACAAATTCACGGGCGAGCAACACCGGTCTCGGTATCGCTAATAAACAGCTGGCCGGCAACCCGTTTAACCATTCCCTTTATTAAAAAAAAAACTTTTTTTTTTCTTTTTTCTTTTTGCTCTTTTTTTTTTAAAAAAAATATATGTTATAATTTTTAAAAAAAAAACCCAAAGATGATCCACCGATCATACACGATCGAGATTGACAGCAACGAGCGCGATCCAATCGCGTACCCGAACCCAAACGACTACACAGTGAAACTAAACAGACCAATTTATGACGTGACTGAAATAACCCTTGTATCGGCATCTATTCCAAAAACCCAGAATCTCATAAATTCAGGAAATAAGCAGTTTGATATCAAGACGTCAAGTGGCACAATAACTAAAGTTTTACAGGAAGGCACATGGTCAGTCGGATCCGAGTTTGCGAGCAATATCCAGACTCAGCTGTCAAATTTTGACGGGCGTGGGAACAGTATAACCGTCTCCTACAGATCAAACACGAACTCGCTTACATTCACGTGCACGGGCGCTGCTTTTTCGTTCCTGTTTTATAGCGGCAGCAACGGGTTCTCGGTCTCGAGCGAGTTTGGCACGCCGGCGACCGTGTTTGGTTTTGCGCACGTCGATACCCCGTCGACTACGAGTCTCGTGTCAAACGTGATTGACTTGTCGGGACCCACATCCCTCATTCTTTCCATGTCGAGCGGCGCGACGGAACTGAACAGGTATCTGTACACAAAAGACGTGGAAAACAAAACATCCCTGGACGCATTTTATACAGGGAGAATACTGTGGGGATCTTCCGCGCTGTCAGAGTATGTTGATTTTTTTACGGCCGATAAAGCGATTACCCATCATTTCTACAAAGGACACGAAAAAAGCATAGAAGATCTGACAATTAAATTTTATTACAGCAACGGAAATAAGCTAATAAAATATGATTTTGGTAAAAGAAATCATATTTTAAAGTTTGAGGTTGATTGTTCTATTGATAAACTAGAGATCCAGGAACGCATAGATACAACGCTCGATGAAAATATAATAGACCTGCCGCCACCGGTCGAGTTTATAAACATAAAACCATCCAGGTACGATTTTAAACAGCGAACTATATTCTGGATCCTGCTGATATTTTTAGGGGCTGGCCTACTGGCCCTTGCCGGATTTAGCGACCGACAGCGTATACCACGCCCTGGGGTTTGACAACGGCTTTCGACACGCGGCTCAGCACCATAAAGACAATGATGGACAGCAGCGTCGTCATGAGCGCGGTGATCAGAAAGTACGAGCCGCCGTTTCTCTGAACGGCCGTAATTTGAGGAATGATCCAGCGGGTGAGGTCCATCCACGAAATAGCAGCCGCGAAACTAAAGCCCGCGACGATGGCGTTGAGAGATTGGCCTTCGATTTCGTTACTAATAACTTTGATGGCGTCCATTTTTTTTTTAATATAAGTTTTAGAAAATATTTATTTCCGCCGCAAAGTCATACTCCTCCTGGAGAATATAAGTGTGAACATTGGAAAAATTAAACAGTTTTGGTTTTATAGTGGTGGTACTACACACCATATACGAAGAAGACGATGACACGTCACTCTTGTCATCGTCTTCTCCCTCCTCTTCCTCCTTGTCGTCTTCTTCGTCCTCGTCTGTAAAATTATCAGACATGTTGTTTCGATCGTATGCGTCAACTATATCAATATCGACATACTCGGTTGTGTCATATCCAATAACGTCATTGTCTTCCATTTTTTTTTTAAAAAAAGTTTTCTATTATTATTAATTGCTATCTACCGCATTTTTTAGCATTTGTTCAATTGGAGACTGAGGTTCCCACTCGTCCCACGTGTCATAGGCCTCGTTGATGCTGTTCATTCTTTCGTCCGGGCCGGTGTACCGGCTGAAACAGTTCGTCTCGGTCTCTTCTATTATCTCAATATCCGAGTCGTCGTCGTCTTCGTCATCTTCGTAAATTTCGGGAAACATGGTGCCTATCCGATTACCAACCAGGGTTCTGGCCGCGAACCGCATCCCGTACCGGACGTCCATGCCTGTTATGAAATTGCGGCCGCACGCGGTCGAATATTCGGCCGCTATAATTATAGCGCCTTCCAGCACCGGTGTCACTATATCAATGGCCGATTCGATAATCTGCTGCTCCATTTTTTTTTTAAATGAAGTTGTTGTCTATAAACAATACGCCTCCAAGCCCAGAGTTGATTCGCAGGATGTTATAACTGAGTGCGTACACGCGGACGTCTCTTGAGCTAGTATTAGGTGTCATGTTAAGTTTAAGTAATTTGTTTTGGATGCGACTCATGTTTATCTGCCCGGATGGAATGTGATTTTCCGGATCGAGCGAAAACCCGTAGTTGTATATAGTTTTAGTTGAGACCCGCGTGTGAAAATGAATAGGATGAACGTATCGCAGGTACAAGGCATCTGCTACTTTTTCCGATAGTCTCGTCTCTCCGTTAAATGTGAGTTCAAGTGATTCGAGCTGTTCAAATTCCGGGAAATACGTGATGTCACTGTTCCTGAAATTAAACCAGTCGTTTCCCGTATAAATATCAGCACTGACATTTTCCTGATTCTGAATAATAAAATAAAGTTCTTTGACGGGATTGACAAATTTTGTAAGCATTGTCACTTCGGTCACGTCGGCATCAACTGTGAACCTGGACATCTGGAG